ATAAACTAACTCACCTAGACCATTAAAACCAAATGGTGGTTTTTTTCTTTTGTATTTATTTATAAAATTTTCTGATAACGTAAACTTTTCCATCATAACTCCTAATTAATTATTTATTTCCCACAATATATAAGTATAATATATATTGAATCTAAATTGTAATTTATTCAAATCCATCAACTTTTTTTTCCATAGAATTATATTTGTTAGCTAATTGTTTTCTTAAAAACTCTTGACTATTATTCATTTGATTTTGTGTACTCATACCAGATTGACTACTACCTTCATGTATCACAACTTGTCCAATATTAGTATTTATAGTTGATGGATACGTAACACCATCTATACCAAATCTATTTTTAATTACGTGAAACCTACCTGTATTAGCAATCTTATCTTCTACCTTCCTACTCATACTTATAACAAAGTCAGCAGTCATAACTTTAGAATAATCTTCAGCTACTTTATCAGCACCAATCACATCTTCTTCCAAAGCTGAACGATTAGCCTGTGAAGCAGTCCATATTGGAATCTGTAACTCACCAGCCAATCCACGTAAATCTTCATAGATGTTTCCTATTGCATGTCTTTTTTCTTTAAAATTACCGGTTGGCATAAGGATGTCAGCATAGTCAACAATTACCATATCTACTTTAGTACCACTTAACTCTATTTGTTTAAGGTGTGCTCCTAATGTTTGAACTGAAGCAGCCTTTGTTGGAAAATACTTTATCAATAACTTACCCTTCAATTCAAGTAATTTTTTAGTGACTTCATCTTTGTAGTATTTTATATTTGATGTTGTTATACCACTAAATATAGAATCATATCGTAGCCCAACATATGTTTCATTCAATTCCAATGTATAATGGACGATTGTTTTCTCTTCACGAATTACACTAGCACCTATAGCCTGAAGTGTCCAAGACTTACCGATACCCGCTGGAGCAACTACAACTCCCAATTCACCAGCACCCAATCCACCATCTGTTATGTCATTGATAACATCCCACGGTGTTTTAACTGTTATCCGTGCTGAATCTGCTAATCTCAAATCCAATGATGGAATATAATCATGACCTAAATCTCTTGTAGTTCCAGCCTTCATAGCATCATCTATAAGAGTTTTTATACCATCATAGTTTTTATTTTCCAACATATCAACTGATTCTAATATAGCATTTTTTAATGTCTGATTCTTACAAAAATCCAATGTCTCTGATTGTACAAATTCTAAGTCTGTAGATTCTATATTTTTCCAAACATCTCGTAGTTTTTCAACAACACCAGCTTTCAATACATCATTATCTATTTCATCAACTTTATATTTTATAACTTCAAGTGTAGGTTGTTTTTTATATTCGTAAAAATAATCTATGACTAATTTTACCAGCCACTTATTAGAATCGGAATCAAACATAGATGGTTGTAGTATATCACTAATAGTTCCTAAGAACTTAATATCACTTGCCAACGAAGCAATAATCTTCGCTTGGAATGATGTTCCAAATTGTGTAAAAGTATCACTCATAAAAGGTTATAAAATCCCTATTTTCCATGTGTAAATATACAACAAAAAACCGAACTTGTCAAGTACTTTTTTATTTTTCATGTGTTTTTTCTGCATAAGTATTTAATTGATTAAAATTAGTTGCTAACCAACTATTGAGATTGGGAAGTGCTGCGTATAACTTATCCTCTAAAAACATTTTTTGAAATTTAAACTTAACCAATCTATTAATTGGTTCATTGGCTTTGTCAAGTATCTTTGTCTTAGTTGAACCTGAAATATCAACATCAGATAACTGCATTAACTTATAGTTTAATTCTATCATGTCTTTTGAATCAGGTAAAACATTAACCACCTCATCCATTTCAACTATACGATTCTCTGTTAAAAATGGTAATTTTTTTTGAATGGTTTTTAAACCCAACCCTCTTACACCAGGTATGTTATCAGATTTATCTCCATCTAAAACTCTATACCAAATGTAATTATGTGAATTAATACCATACTCATCCATAACCTTATCTGTATCATAAACTTTCTTTTTAGTTGGACTCCATATCTTTATTCTATCATCTGTTAATTGTAAAAAATCTTTATCAGTTGACATAACTGTAATCTTGGATTCGGTAAGAACTTGTCTACACAGATAACCAATTGTATCATCAGCTTCTATATTATCGTATGACATAACAGTTACAGGAAGTGTATCTAAATATTCTACACATCTACTTAGTTGCATCATCATATTTTGTTTCTCATCGGCCTGTGATGCAAAATCATATGAACGATTTACTCGATACTTAGTTTTACGATTCTGTTTGTATTCAGGAAATATCTTACGTCTACGAGTAGAACCACCCTTACCATCAAATACTATGATGGCTCGGGTAGGTCTAAACATATTTATAGTGTAAGCGATACTTCGTAAAAAACCAACGATTCCACCAACGTGAATTCCATCATCATTAGTTGTTGGTATGACACTAAACACTCTGATGAAAGTGTTTAGACCATCCACAATTAGTACTTTATCATTTGGTTTACCAGCATCTACCGTTCCACCGTTTTTCTTTATTTCATCAAATATAGATAGGTATTTGGCATTACTCACTTAGTTCCTCTTCCACTATAACATCATCAATTCCAAAGTTCTTTTCATATTTTAATATAACTTTATCACAAATCATATTGTAACAATACTCTTTAAACTCTAGGTCTTGAAGTTTCTCAGCCCAATCTTTCGATTGAAATTTTATTTCCTTACCATTTTGGTCGTTGATGGTATACCAGGCTCCACCTTGTTTTACAAGTTTATGTTCTTTAAGAACGTGTAACCAACTACCTTCATCATCAATACCACTTTCAAAGTAAAGTTCAAAGTCTGCATGTCTCATAGGTGGCCCTAATCGATTTTTAATGACTTGAGCTCTCATCTTCATACCAATAGTATTCTTTTTAGCATCTTTGATCTGACCAAGATTTTTTAATCTGATTCTAGTTGAAGCGTGAAATGGTAAAGCTTTTCCACCACTTGTAGTCCACGGATCACCAAACATTACACCAAGTTTTTGACGTAACTGATTTGTGAATACAAGAGCTACTTTCTGTCTACCAATCATCTGAGTAATTTTTCTCATAGCTTTGGACAAAATAATTGCCTTTGATGTAGCCCAACCATCTTTATCAAATTCAGCTTCTAATTCTACTTTAGTTGTAGCCGCTGCTAATGAGTCCACTAAGATAGTCACTAACCTATCTTTATCTGATTCACGAACCTTAGCTACTATTTCTTCTATAGCTGTAAATATATCTTCAACGGTTTCTAAATGTAAATACAACATACTTTTTACATCTACACCAATTGAACCTAAGAATTCAGTACTAACAGCAGTTTCGGTATCTATATAAACAGCAACACCACCTTTCTTTTGTGTTTCTGCTAACATATGAGCACCTATTAAAGATTTACCACTACTTTCCAATCCATTAAGTTCTGTTATTCTACCAACTGCAATTCCACCATCTGCTCTATTTGATATAGCTAAATCTAACATAGTAGAACCAGTTGAAACAAAATCCTTGATATCAGTAGGTGTAGTATCCGTACCATCAAGAAAATATGCTACTTTCATATCCTTGAAGTTTTTATTAAGTGTGTCTGCTAAGACACTAGCCAATTCATCTCTTGTTGACATTCAAATCTCCTTTTAAATAATGGGTGGTTCCAGAGGAATTTTATAACCACATAGTAATATCATATGATAATTCCAGCAGTTATTCTAACCACCCAATATTATTATTGTCTAGTTATTAAATAAATCGTCAAATGCGTCTGAAGTTTTCTTAGAATCATAAGATGATGCTGCAGCTGTTGCTGAAACCTCTTCTTTCTTTTCTTCTTCAGTAGTTGAACCACCCTTCAGATAATCATTAAGAGCTTGTGTTAAGACCTCATATGATTGTTCTTGGTAAATCTCAGTAATATTCTTTTGAGATTCAGTTAGTGTTTCAAGTAATGATGCATCTTCCGTAATAGGAGTTTGATTTGGTTTTACTCTGATTGAAGTTGAAGGAAAAGATTTACCTGTTTCTTCAGCTGTTTTGAATACTACAGCGATGTCGCGACCATTAACTGAGTCGGTAATGTCACCATAGTCTGGATCTGCGATTATAGAAAGTAGTTCTTGATAAACTGTCTTTCCAAATCCCCAAAATTTAACACCTTGACTTTCCTCACCACGAACTACTACAGGAGCATATGTTCTCATTTTGGCTTCTACTTTTCTACCTAAACGGTAGTCATCTTTTGAACCAGTTCCTTTGAGTTTTTGTGCAAACTCTTCAATCGGATCAGGTCTACCAAATGAAATTGGTGAAAGATAGTTCTTTCCACCTAAGTCATAATGAAAATATAGTTCAATGAACGGATTGTCCTTATTGTGTTTATAAGGCACTACTCTAACTATTTGATTTCCTGGTTGGGGTTTCCATAAGTTTGAGGTTCTGTTGTTTGTGGTTTGTAATTGATTTAGGCGATTTTTTATTGCAGTTAAATCCATTTTAATTCTCCATTGTTAATTAGTTATTTATTATTTGTCAATCAAGTGTAACCTTGATACTTTTATAAGTATAATAAAAGATTCCGAAATACAATTTTATTTTATATCTCTTTCCCACGTTTTTACATCTATTATTTTATAAATTTTTGTTGGTATTTTATTAAGACCATCATCACCAGTAAGCAATAATGAGTTTTTATAATTTTCCCATTCTATTGGAAATGTTTTATCCAACCTACCACCATTTAACTCACGAATTAAATCATTGAGTGCGTTAATCGTATAAAGTGTATTGGTGTGTTTTTTTCTATGAAGTGAAATAGTATCTTGTATACCCTGCATGAAGTCTTCATTATATTCTACATTGTATGTACATATTAATTGATTGAGATCATTTTCATTTTGAAATGTGTATACTTTATCAAACACAATATCATTGCATGAGATAATAATATCTAATGTGTCATTAAATCTATCTTTTTTAGTAAATGTACATAGTAGTTGTGTTTTCATTATATATCCGTATCTGCTTTAGATTGACTCTCTGGATTTATTAAAAATCTAGCTCCAATAATAATATCTTTACCACCATTCCAACCTATGTTCATTGAACCAGTAAATCGTATCACGAGGTATGGTTCATATTTTTTAGCAAAGTTTGGAATTATATCACCACCACCATGTATTTTTGGATTTAACATATAATGTCCTGTAGTTCCAGGATCAATGTTTAGGCCAATTGCTAAATCTTTCTTACCACCCACCATCATCGCAACATCCATTGCTTTTGAATCTTGTAATAGTACATCTACATTATTTTTTCCTGGTTTTCCAGACGCATAATCCTCACCAAATATAGACATCATTACTATTTTTTTACCTGCGGCTCCTTTATCAAGTAAAGCTCTTCTGTAAGAAAATCCTGATTTATCTACTATGTGTAAATTAGTTTTCTTTACCTTTTTTAATGAATTTGTCAACCATTTTGCATTTGTACCCCAAATTTTAGGATTTTGTGTTGGTGCTTCTTTCCAATTTTTATTTTTTGTCTGTAAAAACCATTTTTTATTTTCTTCTTTAACACCGGTAACGTCTTTTATAACATAGGTTGCCTTTGTTTTACATTTATCTAAAAAATCATCAATAAGTTTTTCAATGCCAGCATCTTTTGCTTTGTTGGTGAATTGTTTTGTAAAAAATGTTTTTAGTGAACCATATTGTTGAAATGACGCTGGTAATTCTTTACCACTCTTATCAATATAATCTCCATGTTTATATGAAATCCAAAAATTGCCTTTTTTACCTTGACCAAGAGCCATATCAGCTTTAGGTGAACCAGGAACTTTAATAGAACTATTTATATCAACACCCATATCTTGACCAGCTATATGTAATTGTAATGGTCTACTGTCTGACATTGGAAATATATTTTGCATCCTTTGAACCATATTATCTACTTGCATTTTTTCATAACCAATTCCAGCTGCTAACTTGTCTTTTAACTCTACCTTACTTCCCATAGCTTTTACATATTGATATAATGTATAAACTTTACCAAAATACGCTTTTGTTGGATTTACTGAATCACTAACAGGTAATTCTGCTATTCTGATACCATAAGGTGTCCTTATTTTTTTAACACTACCAGCCGTTGTAACAAATACTTTTTTATCAAATTTAGTAGAATATAGTTTTAAATCGTTTAAAGTAAACTTATCTTTAATAAAAGCTGTTTCTCCACTACCAGCATTTAAAGGAAGTGATTTATATACACCATCATATACATCTTGTATTTTATCAGGATATTTTTCCATACCAAGTAACTTTAACAAATCAACATCTGACTGAGGTGTTTCTTTTTGTTCAGTCAAATTCTGAATAAACTCATTGGTAACCTCATATGACCAACCTTCTTCGATTAGTATATCTTTTAAGTCTTCTAAGTGTTTCGTATTAGTTGGTTTAACAACACCTACTCTGTAACTCCATTCCTTTAGTATTTTTTGTAAATTTGGAATCATACAAACTTCTCCGTAATATCTTTCATTTCATGATAGTTTAATCCCCAGCTTACTTTAAGTGGAAACTTCATATCTTGTTCTAATATATCTTTAACTTTCTTTAGATAATCTAACCCATCTTCCATGTTAAAGTCAAATAAAAAACTATCGTAACTATATAGTATTAACTTACTCTTATAGTCTTTTATCTTAGGAATTAATTTTGATAATGCTTTCATATTGTTCTCGGTTTCCATCAACTGAATCGTATAATTAAATAACTTATTTGCATTCATATCTGTTAAATTCTTCTTATATATCTTCTTACTATAAATATCTGAAACAATAAAATCATTTGATTTGTATTCCCTCCAAAGAGTGTTTATATAAGTACTAACTTGGTTAAAATATTCATTATTATTCTTTATCTCATCAGGAATATAACCATATAAATATTTAAATGAAAGCTTTTTACTTTCTTCATAGTCAACACCATACAATTTAGCCATATGTTCATGAACAGAACCGTCTTCAAATTTATAACCAATTCTATCACCAATCAAACGAAGATGATATGCATCATAGTCCATCTCTACTAGAACACCACTTTTGAATCTACTTATGTATGGTTTCCTACTGCCATCTTTTTTGTTTAGAGCAGCGAAGTTAGTACCACCAAATCTATTAGATGGTCTACCTGTAGAAGTATATATGTTATATTCACTATATGCTAAGTTAGATTCTGATTGTATACCATTTTGTTCTATATATGACAAATTGTCTAGCACGTCATTATTGTATGTCATTTTGTCATCACTATCACGCGGGGTATCAATTTCAATTTT